GCGGCTGCTGACTGAGTACATCTCCGAGTCGGCATGGTGGCGCGGCGAGAACAACACCGGATCGGATCTCTTCAAGGCAGGCCCCGGCAAGTGGCTCAACGACCCAGAGAAGGCCGAGGCCCGGATCGAAGAGGCTAGGGCATGGGACAAGGCCGGGAGGCCAGCACAGCCAGCACAGCAGCCACAGAGCAACCGCCCACCCTGGGAACGAACCCTGGAAGATGTCAAAGCCGAGGTTGACGCCAACCTCAGAGCGAAAGGACTAGACCCCGATGCCCTCCTCACTTACTGACATTGTATTACGCAACCTGCAACTCATCCGATCCCGCACTCCAAGCGTGGCCGAGGCCAATACCTGGGTGGAGGAGTTCAACCGCAAGCTAGGCAGCGCCGACCCGGAGCGACTGCAAGCCGCCTTCGATGCCGCCCGCGAGGAGGCCGCCGGATCGGCCCGCTACCGCCCGCTCCACTTCGACGACATAGCGGCCAGCTATCGACGCACCAACAGCCCCGGAGACGCCGCACCGGACGGCCCACCCACCGATCCCAACTGCCGCCGCCGATGCGGCGATGGCAAGGTCGCGGTGAGGGACGGCAAGGGATATGAGGTGCTCGCCCTGTGCGATTGTGATGCCGGGCGATGGTGGGCAGGGCAGCCAGCTTGGGGCAGCTATCCCAGCGTGAGCGACCTGCTGAGCACTCAGCGATTCAAAGAGCCTGAAGAGGATCAGGTATCGCAGGCCCAAGCCGAGTGGCTGAGGGATCGCACGGGGCAGGTTGGCATCAAGCAAGCCCTGGCAGAGTTCACGGCTGAGATGGATCGGCGGGCTGGACGCTAGACTGCGGCACTGATTTAAAAAGGTGGATACTTTTCCTTGCTCTTTGTTGTGGATACGATAACATCAGTCACATGAGAGTTCGAATTTACACAATCGAAGCACCCGGCAGAGACCCAGAGCAGGTCCGAGGCACCGCCAAGGCCGCCCAGCGTCGAGTCAGGGAGCTTCACCGAGCCGGGGTCAAGGCGACCCTGACGCGGACAACCCGAGCCCAGCAACGGGCACAGGCGGCCTGAGCCGCACGGAGGACAAGACGATGACTGGGTTGGCTATGGAGTATGCAGCCTTCAGCCTGCGGGCCATTCGGCTGGCTAGCAAGATGCTGGAGTATGTAGAAAAAAGGGAGGTCACTCTGCGCGCGGACGCAAGCCTTGATCTCTATGACGAGATCGCAGCGATCAACCCCAATTACAACCACAAAGACGTCACCCAGGCCACAGCCTCCCTGCTTGAGTCTGTGGCGCGGCTGGCAGAGATCCGAAGCTAACCACCCACGGCCCGCCGAGCCTATCCGGCAGGAGGACACTATGAAAGCCACCCTCACACACAAGAGACGCCACCCCGGCGGCTCGGGGGCCTACATCGTGACCGTTACCTGCCCGGACTGCGGAAAGGCCCGCACGGTCGCCTGGGCTGGCTGGTCGGCAATCATCTGCGGAGGCTGCGGGGCTGAACTGAAGCGAGGCACCTACAGGAAGGCGAGACGATGAAGATCCACGCAATAGCTCCGGGCTTCGGGCTTACCACAGACAAGGCGGCATGCGGGGCAACTCCAGGCCGAGGCCTGGCAGGCAGGCAGGCAACCCTGTCCACCCGGATCGAGGAGATCACCTGCCGGGATTGCCTCATAGCCAAGCGGGAGAGGTACAGGGCGAACTTCGCAGCGACAGATCGAGCGATAGCGGATCGGCTGGATGACCTGGAGAGCGGATATAGGACGCACGCCAAACGCTAGACTGCTCTGCTGGCTGAAACTTTCTTTGTTTATTTCGTAGATACGCCTTGTGCTTTGATGTGGATACGGTATTCTATAAACAGTTGAGGGCAATTAAGCCACCGGGAGCCGAGACAATGACCAACCTCATCTACATCACCGACCTCACCGACGCGGACCTCGACGCCCTCCTGGGCCTGGACGCGGAGGCCGCCGCCGAGGATGCCAAGGTCGCCGCCGACCGCCGCGCCCTCGCCGCCCGCCCGGCTCCCGTCGCCCGCCGCGCCTACGGCACGACCCGCACCGAGGTCCGCGACTGCACCGCCGCCGAGGATGCCTACTACGCCGAGATGGACAACAGCTAGCCCCACCAACCCCGCCCAGGCCACGGCGCTCGCTTCGGCGGGCGTTGCTGGTTCTGGACATCGGCAGGCGGCTGCATAGACTGGGGGCACACTTGCTAGGCTATAGGACGTATGCCGAAGACCACCCAGGCAGAGATCGAACGGCGCATGGCTATCGTGCAGCAGCGGATCGGTGAGCGTGGCTGGTCGCTTCAGATCGCGCTAGACCTCGCAGCAGAGATGGGCGTGAGCCGGGATACGGTCTACGCCTACCGCAAGCGAGTGATCGAGCGCACCCGGCTTGAGTTGTCAGAGCAGGAGCTTGACGAGATGCGCTCGGAGTTCCTCGACCGGATCAGAGGCCACCAACGCGCAGCACTGGACGCAGGCAAGCTCGGCCCGCTTGCTGCGATGATGACGCTAGAGAGCAAGATAACCGGAGTCGAGAGAGCCGCTGAGGTGGACGTACAGCCCGTTACAGTAAATCTGCATGTGCCTGGACCGCTGACCGAGTGAGACACCTCAGCGTTGACTACAGGCCCCACAGCGCGCAACTACGGGCGCACACCGCGCCACAGGACACGGTGCTCTTTGCTGGCGGCTGGGGCTCGGGCAAGACGTGGTGGTTGATAGCTGAGGCCCTGCGCCTGACGGTGGAGAACCCAGGCAGGCCCGGCGTGCTGGTGTCGCCCACCTTCCCGCTGCAACGGCGCACGCTGTACCGGGCGATCGTGGACATATTCCCCGAGGCCAAGCGCTGGCCTACCGGCACAGCCAATGCCCGCGACTGTCTCGGCCCGCTGGTCAAGGACTGGTCGGCGAGTGACCGCGTTTTAACTCTGTTCAATTCGTCGGAGTGGATGTTTGGAAGCGCCGAGAATGTGGCCAGCTTGGAGGGCGCAAGCTACGCCTGGGGCTGCCTGGATGAGCCCAGGCTGGTCAGGCCCGAGGCGTGGCGCATCTTCAATGCCCGCATCAGGGACCCACAGAGCAAGCAGCTACGCCGGGCCCTGGCGGGTGTTCCGGCCATGGGCTGGATGTGGGACGAGTTCGGCAAGCCGCACCCCAAGCGGACGGTCATCAGAGGGAGCACCACCGACAACCCGCACCTGCCGCCCGGCTACATCGAGCACCTCAACCTGAGCGACAGGCTGGCACGCGCCTACATCCACGGCGAGTTCGTCGTGCTTGAGGGCGTCGTCTATTGGAACTACACCGACGAGAGCATCGTTGACGTGGAGCCAGACCCCAGCAAGCCGACCTATGGGATGCTGGACTTCGGCGGCAGGAAGCCTTATTTCGGGATCGTCCAAGACCATGACTGCGGCGAGGTGGTGGTCGAGGAGGTGGTGGCAGCCAACGTCCTGGAGAGCCGCCACGCTCGCGACTGTGCCGAGCACTTGCAGCGCCTGGGCTTGACGATGCTTGAATGCTACTGCGACCCGGCAGGGGCCAGCAGGAACGCTCAGACGGGGCTCTCCAGCTTCAAGGTCTATGAGGACATCTTTCGCTCAGCCGGTGTGCTCTCGGGCTACATGCAGCACCCTCGCGGGCCAGTGGAGCGGCACATCCCCAACGGTGTCGAGGCTACCCGGTGCAAGCTTCAGGACCACTCGGGCAGGCGTCGCCTGTTCGTCGCCAGGGCCTTGACCGAGCAGAGCCGCACCAGCCGCTACCCCGAGGGCGCGGTAGGCGTACACGGCGGGCTCATGGGCTACAAGTACCCATCGAAGAGGCAGCACACCAACGAGCCGCACAAGGACGGGATCCACGATCACAGCATGGATGCGCTGCGGTACTACGTCGTCGCCCGCCATGGGGTAGTCGAGCAGCCCGACATCGCAGCCCTCAACCCGAGCCTTGACAATTCAGGCTCTACCCAATCGCACGGCGTGGGGTATGGTGCGGGAGATCTGCACCTGGGAGACTTCTAGATGAGCGAACCTGATCCCGCTACCTGGGCCAAGCTCGGGCCGCTGTATGTGACCCAGGCAGCCGCTGAGCAGGCAGCAGCAAGCGGTCAGGCTGTGCGTGTCTACCCGGACGGCATGGAAGCGCTCAGCGAGTACATCAGCCTCCCCGGTCAGATGGGCGGCAAGCCTCTGCGGGCCAATGCCTCCATGATGGCGAAGCGGCTCACCGACGTTGGCACCTACCCGATGAGCGGCGTCGTGGACATGGACAGCAACCCGGGCCTGACCCCGGACGTCTGGCGCGGCTACGGGACCCAGGTAGGCGTCGTCGATCAGATGCGGATGGAGGATCCGGTAGTGGCGGCGATTGTTTACGCTACCACCGCCCCGATCATCCGCAGCCACTGGAAGATCGAGCCCGGCGGCGATGACCGGCAGGCGCTAGAAGAGGCCGAGTTCATCCGAGCCAACCTGTTCGAGTACCTGAGCGGTGGCTTCTATACCTTTGTGGAGCAGGCGGTGTCTGCCGTCTGGCGCGGCTTCTCGCTGTTCGAGATCGTCGCCCGCTTCGACCGTGACAGCAAGCAGACCCGCCTCGACCAACTCAGCCCGATGCTGCCCAACACGGTCTATAGCTGGAACCGCTACGAGTCGGGCCGCTGGGGCGTGACTCAGGCACCGGACCAAGGCGACGCCGACGTGGGCTCGCCTGATGCCTACTCTGCCGGAGGTGCGAGCCTGCCGCCCGAGAAGCTGCTGCACATCGCATGGAACGCGAGCGGCGACGACCCCGAGGGGATGAGCATCCTGCGCCCCTGCTATGCGGGATGGAAGTCTCGCCGCCTGATGCTGAAGCTTGAGGCAACCGGCTTTGAGCGCGGCGCATTCGGGATCCCCTACGTCGAGGTGGATCCGACAGCGCGCACCGGAGACAGCGCAACAGTCAACGAGATCCTGCGCGAGTTGCGGACGGGTGCCCGCGCCTGGGCTGCCTTCCCGCCCGGGTACTCGCTCAAGTTTGCTGACTTCCCCTTCAAGGGTGCCGATCTGCGCGAGGCTCGGATCGCTGCTGGTCAGGACATGGCCCGCGCCGCCATGGCCCCGTTCTTATTCACCGGAGAGCAGTCAGGATCCTACAGCCTCATCGCGGGGCAGCTAGACTTTTTCACCATGAATCTTCAGACCGCTGCCGACATGATCGGGGCGGCGCTCAGCCATGGCAGCGACTCCCTGATCCAGCGGCTGTGCGGGTGGAACTACAATCGGACCGAGGGCTTCCCCAAGCTGGTGCCCGGCTCGCTGAGTCTTGGCGATCCCAAGGCCCTCGTGGAATCGATCAAGCTCGCAGCAGAGGGCGGCGCATTGCTTCCTGATCGCGGCGTAGAGGAGTCCGTCCGTGCTGCGCTGGGGCTGCCTGAGCTAGAGAGCCGCGAGGAGATGGCGCACCGACTCCGCAACGAGCAGCCCGGCGAGATCAGGACCGAGGAATCCAAGGCAGCGGACACAGCGCTCAACGGCTCGCAGGTCGCCAGTGCCCTGGCTATCGTGCAGGCTGCCTCTGTGGGCGAGATCACCCGAGAGAGCGCGGTAGGCATGATCGGCAACTTCTTTAACCTGCCCCGCTCGGTGGCTGAGGAGATCCTTGGCGGCGAGCCCTCGCCCGAGACGGCACCGGCTGAGGATGAGGTCAAGACAGAGGTCGAGCAGATCGAGCGCACCGAGGTCAAGAGCAGGCAGCCCGTAGTCACCGAGGTCACAGACGATCAGGCAGACGACACCGAGCGCGAGGCCAAAGAGATGGAGGCATTGGCTGAGAGCCTGCGCCGCCCGCTTGCCGTGAGCGGTCGCGAGCTACGAGAAGAGGAGCGGTACGTTCGCCTTGACGAGACACTTGCGCCGATGGTGGGCGTGAAGGAAGCCATGGCCCAGGCTGCCGAGGACTGGCGCGAACTCATCGCTGAGCGTTACGCGGATCGCATGGCTGAGGCTGGCGACCTGATCAAGATGCGCGGCGCTGACGTGCCAGACGTGGGCAAGCTGGGCGAGGCGTTCCGGGTGGAGTTGCGCCGGGCCTATCGTGCGGGCAAGGCGTCGGTGAGTGAGGAGATGGATCGGATCTCTGCCTCGCCTGATCTGCTGCCTGCTCTTGAGGTCGGAGACTTTGAGGTGACACGCGACGACATCGTGGTGGACCTGCCGGGCGAGACGGAGACACTGGGCGAGCAGACCGCATTCTCATGGACCGGCCAGCAGCGGGGCGGCTTGACCGGCCTGCGCTACCTGACCAGCCTGGGTGATGGCGAGCCCCTGCTGCTGGCTCCCGTGGGCCGCAAGGTGGTGGCAGAGGACCCGGTGGCCGATGGCGAGTCGGTAGCGGACGAGATCGATCCCGAGGAGGCTGTGGAGAACGTGGCGCGTACTTCGGCCCTGGCTGCTGCTGACCGCGTGAAGGCTGCCAGCATCACCGCTGTTCAGTCGGGCAGCATCGGCGGTGTCATGGCTACCGCAGCCATTGCGGCGACGGTGGCAGGCGCTGTGCGCGAACTCAGCCCAGGTGCGGATCTGGTTCAGGCCCAGCGCGACACCAACACGATCTTTGGTCTGGGCCGCATGCAGGAAGCGAGGGCGCAGGGAGCCGAGGAGGGCATCCGCTCGGCTATGCTTGAGTCGTCAACCTGCGACGTGTGCTTGAGCAAGGACGGGTCCCGCTTCGAGATGGCCGAGCTTGACGAGTACGCCACGCCGGATCCTGATTGCTTCGGCGGCGATCAGTGCAACTGCATCGTGATATTCATCCCCAAGGAGTAGAGCCATGACCGACCAGATCAACCTTGCAGTCTGGACCACTGCCTACGTCAACGACCTGCCAGACAGCGCGTTCTTGTACATCTCGCCCGGCGGCGAAGAGGACGATGACGGCAAGACCAAGCCGCGCTCTCTGCGACACTTCCCCTACAGGGACAGCAAGGGCGCGGTGGATCTGCCGCACCTCCGCAACGCCATCGGGCGCATCCCACAGAGCACCGCGCCCGGCTTGACAGCAGAGAAGATGCGGAGCCTGCAAGACAAGGCCCGCAACCTGCTGCGCAAGGAGAGCGAAGAGGGCGAGGATCTCGCAGAGACTGAGGCCGAGCGCAAGGAGCGCGAGGAGGCCGAGGCCAAGGAGAAGGCCAAGGAGAAGGCCAAGGACCCAGGCGCGGGCAAGACCAGCGGGCGGGGTATGGGCAACCCGACCAGCCGCAGATACTACGCCGAGGGCTTCTGGTCCTCGCCTCTGACGCTGAGTGAGGGCCCCGAGTCGTGGGTGGAGATCGTCCGCTCTGGCACCTTTTACGGCAACACCGGGCCGAAGCCGCGCAAGGTCGAGTTGAGCGACGACGACGTGTACGCGATGGCGCGCAACTACGAGACGGTGCTCACCGAAGAGTGGTTCTCGGGCGGTGCTCCAGTCGGCTACAATCACGCGCTTGCCGCTGGCAACATGGACCCAGGCAGCACCAAGGCCGCAGCCAGGATCAAGGCTGTGGAAGTGCGCCCCAATGACAAGGGAGGCGTGAGCCTGTGGGGCTTGTTCTCGTGGACTGCCGAGGGTGCAGAGCGAGTCAACGCGAAAGAGTTCGCCGGGATCTCTGCTGAGCTTATCCCGCCCGCTGCTGCTACCAGCAAGCAAACCGGGCAACCGCTGGGAGGCTGGACGGTGGTGGGAGCCACGCTCACCAATCAACCATTCGTGCCAAGCATGGCGCGCCCTACCATTTTTTCTGATTGCGCTATGCAAGCGATCGATCCGTCTGTTACGCTCGCGCCTACGGACTCAACCCCGAGCCGGATCCACCTCTCCGAGATGGTGCCCGCTCCCCAGGAGATCAACCCGATGACCGATATTCTCGTCAAGCTGGCAGAGGCCACAGGGCTGCCCACAGAGGCACCCGAGCTTCTCGCTGAGGTGCGGCGACTCCAGACCGAAGCCGATAAGGTGACGGTGCTCACGGAGACGCTGGAGACGGCTACAAAAGAGGTCGAGGGCCTGCGCGACCGGAACACGCTGCTCGAAGAGCGCGAGAAGGTCCGCGCCCTGGACAGTGCCTGCACCATCGGCCGGATCGCTCCTGCCGAGCGTGAGGACTACTGGCAGGTATGCCAGACGCTGGGTGAGGAGAAGGCTAACCGCATCTTTGCAGAGGGCCGCTTGCCGGTCGGTCGCGAGACTGCCGAAGCCGACGCACCTGCCACGGGCACCCCGCTCGGAGCGATCGAGGCCGAGGTGGAAGCCCTGGCAGAGAAGATCCACAAGGACACCAACCTCACCGAAGCCGCCGCCTATTCTCAGGCGATGTCTACGGTCCTCGCTGACCCCACCAAGCTCGCGGCCTACGAAGCCGAGAGCATCGACCAGTAGGAGCGCGCGATGTCAACTCCAAGCAACCCGACCCTCATCATCACGCGGCAGACCAACGCCGACCTCTCGTCTTCGGAATGGCTGCTTGTCAAGCCCAACGGTGACGACGATCTCGACCTCGCAGGCGCGGGAGACCTCGCCATCGGCGCGCTGACGAACGACGTCGCGGACGGCAGCGGCACCCAGACGGTATATGTACCGGTGCAAGTCGGCGGGATGATCAAGGTGGCCTGCGGCGGCACATGCACCGCGGGCGCTCTGGCTGCGTCTGACTCGGCCGGAAAGGCTGTGAACGCTGGGGATGGTGACTACGCCTTTGGCGTCGCCCTCGAAACTCACGCTAGCGGCGATGTCGGCTCGTTCCTGTGGGCTCCCTCTTACCTCGAAACCACCTAGCCATAGCGGCGCAAGGAGAATAGACCCATGGTCAACATTCAAGGCCTCGTCAATGACCGGATGCTCACCAACTACACCCGGTTGCTGGGCCCGTCGCTCGGCAGCTTCATCGCTGACGGGATCTTCCCAAGCGTGGACGTGGCAACGAAGGGCGGCAAGTTTTACGACATCGCGGGCGGCTTCGCGTCGCAGTCTCCGGGCCACGATCTGATCATCGCTGACGGGCAAGACGCGCCGCTTCAGATCAGCACCTCGATCAGCAAGGTGACCGGCTGGGATGTCAACGTGAACGGCCTGGGCGTGAAGATAAACAAGAGCAGCGCAGAGTATGCCCAAGGCAACGGGCTCGACCTCCGCAAAGCCAACGCCGCAGTGCTGGCGCGCGAGTGTCTGATTCACCGTGAGCGCACTGCTGCCGCGCTGGCCTTCAGCACGTCGGTATTCTCGGGCTACACTGCCGCACTCTCTGGCTCTGACCAGTGGGACAACGCAGCGAGCGACCCGATCAGCAAGGCGCAAGACGCGCGCGACACGATCATCACCAACAGCGGCGAGGCTCCCAACACCGCCATCATGGGCTATGAGGTCTACAAAAACCTGAGATCTCACCCGCTCATCCTCGAATGGTCTAGCCGCACCGCCAACACGGTCGGCATCCTCACCAACGACGACCTCGCGCGAGCCCTGGACGTTGACACCATTTGGGTGGGCAAGGCTGTGGGCAACACCGCAGTCGAGGGCCAGACGGAAACCAACGCCTTCATCTGGGGCAAGTTCTGCCTGTTCGCCCACATCAAGAGCAGCCCGGCAGCCATGACTCCACAGAGTTGCTTGCAGCGCTTCCGCTTCGCAGGCAGCACAGACGGAGCCGTGCGGCGCTGGGAGCCTACGCCGTATGTCGAGCAAATCGACATGCTGTGGAACGATCAGATGTCTGCTCCCACCGTCAAGCTGGGCTACCTGTACTCCACCGTCGTTTCGTAGGGGGCTGACATGGCCGAGACTCTTCTATTCCAAGGCGTTGCGGTCAACCCCGCCAACGGCCTGCGCGTGCGCCTCGGGCACAACGTCGAGACGATGTCTGGGACCAAGACCCTGCTGCCGCAGGACGCGCAGTTCCAACTACTCGATCCCAACGGCGGCAACAATCTCGACCTCCCCGCTGTAGGGGCAAGTCAGGGCTTGTTCTACGTCGTCAAGAACACCACTGGAGCCTCAGAGAACATTGTGGTCAGAGATGCCGATGGGGCTACGAAGGAAACCATTGGAACCGGCAAGTGGGGCGTATTCATGTGCGACGGCGTCATCTGGCACTCGATGGGCCTCCTCAGTTTCGCTTAACCTGAACAAGTAGGAGCGCCCCTATGAGTTACGAAGTCGCAGAGGGTCAGGAATTGATCCACAGCGGACGACGCTACAAGGCCGGGGCACTCGCCCCGGCTGGCTGCGACGCCGACTCACTGTGCGCAGTGGGTGTGCTGGTTGAGGTGGTCAAGGCCAAGCCTGCCGCACGTCCAGAGCCCGAGGCCGTGCGAGTCAGCGCGCGCGGTGGATTCAACCCCGCAGATCCTGCCACGATCAAGCATGTGACCATCAAGGCAATGCCTGCGGCCCTGGCTGGCGTGGACGACGTGAGCGCACTCAAGGCGATGCACAGTGCAGAGGCCCGCAAGGGTGCCCTGGATGCAATCGAGGAGCGCATCGGCGAACTGGAGGCGGGCGCGTGAAGCTCAAGGCCCTCTGCAAACTGTCCCATGGTGGTGCCTCCCTGGCTCCTGGCGACGTTTTCGACGAGCCCAGCGAGCGCAGCGCCGCCAAGCTGGTCGCGCGCCGTTGTGCGGCACCTGTGGCCGCTGAGAAGAAGGCCGCGAAGAAGAAGGCCAAGGCCGCAGAAGAGTAGGGGATCGCTGTGGCCTACAATGCAGACCTTGCCACGGCCACCTCAATGGCTCCCCAGCTTGGCACCCTGACCAGCAGCAGCACACCTACCAGCACGCAAGCAACCGTGATCTGGACCGGCGCTTATGACCGGGTCCGCGCGGCTCTCTTGGCGAACGGTATCAGCAGCAGCATCACCGCATCCACAGTGGCCGACGCCTGGGCGCAGCGCTGTGAGATGATGATCACGTCGGGCGAGGTGCTGCTGGCCAAGGGCAGCATCGGAGTCAACGCAGAAAGCACCGCGCCTGCGCTCCTCGCCTTGGCTGACTCGATGATCGAGAGCCTGCCGACGATCCGCATCATGCTGCTGGACAACGGCGCGACCGCAGACAAGGGCAGCACCGACTCCCGCATCGGCAGCCACTGGACGCGAGCCAAGGATCCCGACTGGGACCCAGCGCCCGGCGGCGACGATGTGCCCTATGCGGCCGTTCCCGTCTGGCCGGATAACTCGGATCTCTGATGGCGCTCACCTCTCGCCGCGGCTCGGGTCTGGGCAACCTGTCCTCGCTGATGTCCCAGGCTCGGCGCACGGGTGGCGCGCGTGGTGGCTCGATCACCATGACCATGGAGCCGAGCGGGCAGGCGATCAGGATGGGCTTTGAGAAGTGGGCCGATCTGATCGACGACTTCGGCCCGGTCTTCGATGATGTCGTCCGCATCTTCCGCAAGCACGAGCATGATCACTTCCGCACGCAGGGCAAGCAGACCGGAGCCAGATGGCCCGGCCTCTCGCCCAAGTATGCAGCGTGGAAGCAGAAGAACTTCCCGGGTCGTCCGATCCTTGTGGCAACCGGGGCACTCCGAGGGTCGCTTGTAAAGGGCGGCTCGGGATCTATCGGTGGGCGCAGGGGCAAGCGTGGGCCGGGCACCCTTGAGGTGGGCATCGATCCCGGCAGCGAGATCGGCGCATACGCTGAGGCGCATCAGAACGCGACCGGCCCGGCCTACCGCAAGCAGCGCAAGCCGCGCCCGCCTGTGCGCTTCGATCCCAGCGTCCACGACACCGACCTCAAGCGGGTCGGCAAGGGCGGCGCGGTCCCGCTGGGCACAGCCATAGCCCAACTGTTCCAGGTCTACATCGTCAAGGCCCGCAAGCGTGGCGGCATTGATGGGATCTTCATTGACAATTACGACTTCGCCAAGATGCGGCGCGGCGTGATGCGGCTGAAGACAAGGTGATGCCGTGGCGACCTTCACCGAGCGCGCGATCGATGCCCTCAACAGCTACCTCACAGACGGCTCCACCGGGCTCAACGCCGAGACTCTGCCAGCCCTCCGCACTGCGCTGGGCATCACCACAGCGAACCTCCCAGACGTTGCCACCGTCGAGCAGTGGTACCACCGCGCCGCCCAGGCTAACGCCTTCCCCTACCTATCCATCACCGTGGACAGCACCAGCGGCGAGGTCGAGGCGAACTCCCGGTTCTACGATGTCCGCTTGCAGTTGGCACTCGTTGTGCTGGATGCCAACATCGACGGAAACGAGGTTGACGTTGTGACCGCTCTCTGGCGTTATGGCGACGCGATCAAGACCATCATGCAGAGGCGAACCGGGGCCGGATCTCAAGGCTGGACCTTGGGGCAAAGCAGCGGCGTGATCCGTGCTACGGTTGACGCGCAAACGCCGGGAGCGGATCCCGGCTTAGCCGTTCCCAACGTGGCCCTGCTGACCGACCTGACAATCCGCACAAGTGAATCCTATTAGGAGAGCGAGAAGATGACCGGACCAAAAGTAGACATCGGGCGCGACCTCGTCGTATTTGCGGCGGCGCAGTCCTCTTTTGAGATCGCAGACGCGGCGGGCGAGAGCTACCCGGAGGCCGCAGACGCGATCCGCGCAATCGGCGGCAGCGCGGGCGGCACCATCACCTACACCCCGCGAGAGGACCACTTCGGGACCGCCACGGCAGTTCCCGGCATAGCTCAGAAGCGCACAGCCGAGGGCAGCATTGACGGCTATGTGATGCCGTCAGGCACGCGAACGACAGCGCCAGACATTGACGAGACGTTGACGACCAGCGGCTGGACGAAGGTCGATCGCAGCGGGACTACCACCACTTGCGGAGGATCCAGCACTACCGTTCTTCTTGACGTTGGGTCAACTTCTGGCTTCCAGGTTGGCGACGCCGTGATCGTGGAGACTACTGCCACTTCGGAACTGTACGAGATGCGTCGGATCGTTAGCATCAACGCACCCAGCGACCAACTTTTTGTCGAGCCCCCCTTGAGCTTTTCGCCACCCGTCAATGCCAACGTTAAGGGAGCCATTGCCTACAAGCCCTCAGACACCCGCGACACGGACGAGGACAGCCTGTGTTTGTGGATGCTGAACAATAACAGCGCGGACAGGCTCGGTGGCTGGACTCCTGGCAGCACCTCGATCACGATGGGCGGCGAGGACGCTGCCAAGGTGTCCATCTCTGGCACCGCCCGACGACACGATCGGCTCTTCCAGACTGAGGTCGCCACGCAGCTTGAGACGGGCGTGACATCGCTGATCGTCAACGACGGGCTGGCCTCAGCGGGCGATCTGGTGAACACCTATTGGACCCTTGACGACGGTGCCACCACCGCAGAGACGGTCAAGGTGACGGCGATCTCTGGCACCACATGGACGGTCACGCGAGGCCAGTTGGGAACGTCCGACCCCGGCACAGCCTGGGCGGTGGGCTCTACGGTCACGCCGTATCGACCGACCGGCACCTATGCGGGCGACCCCGTCCCGGCGACCAGCGGATCGATCATGTTCTCCACCTACGGCGGCACCACCGGGGTCGAGTTGCAGGTGAACAACACAACCCTCGATTGCGGCTTCGGTCTTGCCTACCGCGAGGACATCATGGGCGACACCTACAAGGTTGGCGGCTATGTGATGAGCCCGCGCGAGGTGACTGCCACGCTCAGCGGCTGGACGCTCTACGAGTCCAATATGAAGGCGGCGATGCAGGCGTTCCAAACCACCGACATCGCCGGGGCTTCATCCCAGCAGATCACCGTCGCGGTGGTGTGCGGGCAGACCGAGGGCAGCATGTTCGGATGGTGTGCGCCTCGCATGAGAACCGAAGACATGAGCCTGGATCGTGGCTCGGAGGAGGTCACGCTCGATCTCTCTGGGCGATGCGAAGGCACCAGCAGCGGAGCGGACGAGATCCTCTTGATGTTCGGATAGCAAACAACCCACAACCACGGAGTGCCATCGTGGAACTTGCAGCCTGGAAAAGAAGAAGACTGATCCCCTCGTGGGGAGGAAACCGAGAAGAGCCCGAGCCATGCACGATCCTCTACCATCCTCCGAGCGTCGGCTGGATGTCGAGGTGGCGAGAGCTTGTGCTGGAAGCTCCCACGCTGGACCCAAAGAAGTTGGTCGAGCGATCCACAGACGCAGACTTCGCGGGCTCGGTCAAGGCGTGGGACGCTCAACTCAGCGACTTTCGAGGCAGCCTGCTGGACGATCTGATCGTGGCAGTCGAGGGCCTGACCCTGGACGGCAAGGCCATCGATCTGGCGCAGGCGGTCGAGTTCATCAAGGACAACGAGGGACTCCGAGAGGAGGTCTTCAATGCGATCATCGGTGCGGGCACGCTGGCGAGCGCCGAGGAAAAAGACTGAGGGCGGCGCTTCAGTACACCGCCCACAACGCACCAACCCAAGAGCAGATCGATCTCTGGGGCGACGACTGGACCGGCTGCAAGCTCTGGGGATCATGTGGCGGCACGAGGTGCAATGGGGAGGGCAAGCCATGGCGCAGCCCGGCGCGGATGCCCAGCGCTAAGCGTAGGCCCGCTGGCGTCCACGCAGAGGACCGCAAGCTGGACCGCTGCCCCATGACGTCCATCACCCCAGCAGAGTGGCGCACAGTGTCTGTCTGGAGCGCGTGGCGCAGGCTCGGCGGGATGCCTGGGCCCGGCTCAGTCCAAGATCAAGAGGCCAAGTTGGTGGAGTCATTGGGCGTGCTGGACTTTGAGCAGGACTTGATCCAGGCGTATGCCGCAGAAGTGTCGGAACGGAGGCAGAGCAATGGCTGACGGCTTGACAATGAAGCTCAAGATCAGGGGCGCGAACAAGGTACAGCGCGAACTCAAGCAGACCGGCAGGGCTGCGGGGTCCATGGGCAAGGGGATGTCCGGGGCGGCGGGAGCAACTGGACGCCTTGGCTCGATGATGGCGGCAGGCGGGCCGCTCGCTATCGGCGCGGGCATAGCCGTCGCTGGCTTCGGCGCGGTCGTGGTAGCGGCTGGGGCCCTGGCGAGAGCCTATGCCAAGGCCATCTCGGAGACGGTCGAGCTTGCCACGCAACTGGACGAACTAGGGAAGAAGGCCCGATCGATCGGCGCAGATCCAGAGCAATTTCAGGCACTCATCGGCGCGTTTGAGTTGGCAGGGGTCGAGAGCGGCAAGGTCATGAAGTCCATGCAGAAGCTCAACCAGACCATGGGCGAGGCGATGAAGAAGAACCCCGCCAAGACCTACACGGACGCCTTCGACGCCCTGAAGGTAAGCGCCGCAGAGTTGGCGCGGCTGCCGCTCAAGGAGCGGATGCTGAGGATCTCCGAGGGCATGGCGGGGCTTGCCACGCACGCCGAGCGCGCCCAGGTTGCGGCGCTGCTTCTAGGCCGCTCGGGCAGGGACATGCTGGTCGGCTTTGAAGGCGGCAGGGAGGGCCTGCAAGGGGCCATCGAGGACATCGAGCGCTTCGGAGTCGCCACCAACAAAGCCGTGAGGGACTCTGAGGACTTCAAGGACGCACAGCTTCGAGCGGCCAAGGTTCTGTTTGGGCTCAAGGCGCAGGTGCTTGAGCCGATGATCCCGGTGCTGAGTGGTATCACCAACGGCTTCGCGAACATCGTGCTCGCGATGCCCAACGAGGACAAGGTGAGGATGGCCCGGGACCTTGCCAGCGTGACCGGAGAGTTAGCGATCCAGACCATGATCTGGGCCCAGACGCTACACCAGACAGCGATCCTCATGAAGCCCATCGTCAAGCTCACGGGCGCGCTGGTTATGCTCAACTCATCCTTTGGCATGGCTGCTATCCCCGCCGCGAAGCTAGCAACCGACGCCATGCGCGACTTGCCGGGCATCACCGATCGCATCTGGGATGCCCATCAGGGCTGGAATGAACGCATCGAGATCATGAGGAAGGCGATCGAGAAGCAGCAGATGATCTCCGACATCCCAGAGTCACTGCTTCGCCCGACCCCGGGTGCTGCGCCTGCAGGGACCCCGGCGGCAGGCGTCCCTGCTGTGCTGAAGGCGGCCCAGCAAGCCGGTGCCGGGGCGATGCTGTGGGGCGATGCGGCTGGCCTTGAGGCCGAGGCGGCAGAGGCCGAGAACGAACTACTGAGGATCGGTTTCGCGTGGCTGGCGCACGTCGAGAAGATCGACGCTATCGGGATGACCGCGCAGGCTTCGGCCTTTGCAAGGATCGACGCAGAGCAGCAGCGCCGCAAGGAGTCCCTGGAAGCCATGCACGTGGCGGCATACAACGCAATAGAGGCAGCAGCCGCCACCGACGCAGAAGCCGACGCGCGGCTGCTGGTGTTGAAGCGGGACTATGAGGACGCGCTCACAGCCATAGTGCGGGACGGAGAGGATCAGCGCGCAGCCATCCGCGACGAGGCGCGGGAGCAGGAGCGCGTCAATGCTGAGTCAGAGATGCTCCAGACGATGCAGACCGCAGTCAAGATAATCGAGACAGCATCGGGCTTCGCGACCATGATCGGGGCAGTCACTGCGAAGTCTTTTGGGGAGAACTCGAAGGAGGCCAAGGACGCAGCCATCGCCGCGTTCGTCGTCGCTCAGGCCGCTGCCGTCGCTCAAGCCACCCTCTCCACCGCTCAAAGCGTCTCGGCAGCCCTTGCTGCCGGGCCACCCTTTCCCAACGTCCCGATGGGCGTGCTCGCGGGCGTGCTGGGAGGCGTGCAGATCGCCACCATCCTGGGCACTGCGATCGCCGGAGTGGCTGATGCTGGACTTCCTCCCGGCGCGCTGCGTGCGGCTGGGCTCAACAATCACACCGCGCTCGCAGTCAGGAACGATGAGATGGTGCTTGACCCGGTGGGCACTAGAGCGATCAGCCGGATGCTGGAGCGTGGCGGCGGCGGCGAGCCGGTGGTGGTCAACACTGTGTTGGAGATCGACGGCAACGTGCTCGGCCAGACCGTGGACTCACACCTGATCCGCTCGTCTGAGCGAGGCATGCCCTACGCTGAGCGCACCAGATACGGAGGCCGATAGTGGGACTGACCGCTTTCTTCATGGATGACAAGCTGAGCCTTGGAACCACGACCGTGACGGTGGGGCCTTCGGGAGACACGCCCGGAGCGCCGGTAGCCAGTGCCCTGGATGACCGCCCGAGGGTGGTCTGGCAGACCCCGCTCGACGGCTACTTCTCGGTGGATCCTGGGGTCTACATAGACATCACCGAGGGCGGCGGATCAGAGTTGCAGATCGAGCTTCCGCATATGGCGGGCAGGGGCTCCGCTATCGCCGCCCGACTACAGGACTCACTCAACAACAGCAGCCTCACCGCACTGACTTACACGGCGATCTACAATCACAGCACCGCACGCTTTGAAATATCAGCGAGCGGCACCTTCTCGATCTTGTGGGCATCCGGCACGCACTCAGGCACCACCGAGATCCGGCCCTGGCTGGGCTTCTCGAAGGACGCAGACGACTCGGGCGGGGCCTACTATCAAGCAGACGAGCGCCGCTATGGAACCGATCACTGGGCGGTCTTCGACCTGGGATCGGCTACCTCGATCACGCTCGGGGCCTGCATCCTCGCGGGCGGCGATGACGTGCAGTGGAACGATGCAGAGTTGAGCGTGGTTAAGCTCTTCGCCAACGCCTCAAACCTGAGCATGACGGATCGCAGCAAGTGGGTGGACTCAGCGAGCAAGGAGTTGTCCTTCTCCAGCCGCCCGACCGAGGACCAGAACAAGATCCAGATCGCCTTTGACTCCGGCGGGGCTGCCATGGGGTATCGCTATTGGGCCTTCTCGTGGCGTTACTTCGACTCCGATCCATTCCATGCGGTGGGCATCGTCAAGGCCCTGGACGAGTACGGCAGCAGCACCCGGCAGATCACAGAGTTGAAGGGTCACGGACTCGTTGACACCTCGATCCCGCTGGGCGTGAAGAGCTACTACCCGACCGAGAACCTGATGACGTGGCGCGCACCGCTCAACTTCAATAACTGGGAGGCAGACGACTATCGCGACGTGGTGACGGCGGTGGTGCGCGAGGGCCGCAGCCATGGCCTGATCTGGGCTCTGCGCTGGAACCTGATAGCAGACGGCACCTATGACGCTGAGGACGAGGCAGACAAGGGCTTCCTGCTGTGGGCTGCCTTGCATCGGTACAGCCAAGACGACTACGGCGGCGCGGCCTCTGACTACATCTCCGGCGAGATCACGCTGGAGCAGGTCCGCTAGATGTCGCTTGCTATTGACTGGACCGAGTCACACCTGCGGCTTGCCTACCTGATCGAGGGAGTCTATCGGGACTTGGACGGCAACCGGCATCTCGTGCGCTGGTGCGGCCCGAAGACTCGCACGGGATCGGGCCTGTCTGCACGTAGCAGCAGCGCGTCGGGCGGCTTCCAGCGGGCCTTTGAGCCGGGCTTCCAGCAGTACGAGGCGCGCCTCTCTCGCTGCGTCTTTGACAAGACGCTGGGCACACTCAAGCAGAATATACAGGCGCTCTCTGAGATCACCTTCTCGGTTGACCTGGGCGATGACGACCTGGGCGACGGCTTCGATCCGCTCTCGCTGCGCGACATGGCGGTCTCTGGTCGGTGGCGCGGCCAGCCGGTGCGCTTCATTGTTGCAGACCTCGACAACCTCGACCGCTTCGAGGTCATGGCGGCGGGCACCTGGGACCGCAACCCCACCAACATCACCGCGCACACCTTCAAGATGACCATTGACGTGGGCGACAGCTTCCCGCCGACGCTCACTTGGCCCATGTGGCAAGTGCCCCACGAGGTCCCTGCCAACTGGCTGGTGACTGCGCTGCTGGGAACGTGGCACGCGGGCGAGACTCCAGCCGTGATCACAGCCAGCCGCCGCGCTCCGCTGGCCTATGAGCTAAACGAGAGCCAGCGCGGCAAGTGGGTGGGGCAGGTGTTCGGCGGCGCGCCCGGCAATCTGGAGGTCTGGCGCGAGCTAGCGCACTATGGAGAGGACGCACGCGCCGGTACCGGGCTCGGATACGACTATCACTACTGCCTCGTGTCGCCCGAGTTCGATCAGTTCGTCTTCGATGTGGTTTACGAGGCAAACGATGGCGCGCTGCATCGCGTCACCGACGAGACAACCCCTTGGCTCTTCGTCTGGAACAACACCAACCCGCGCTTTGGCCCCATCGGAACGGTGTGTAAGTTCGCCACAGATCACGCGATGGATGGCGTGGCTGGTCGCATCTTCGGCAAGGTGGGCGGCGGTCCTCTGTTCGTCTCGCACGGCCCCAACTACACCGGCACGATCAGCTTCAGTGACTACAATGGCACGCTACTCGGCCAGACCCTGACATCGGCAGAAGCCGCGCCCATTGTCTACGGAACCGACCTATACGGGCAGCCGCACCTGATCTTCAAGTGGATCATTGACGAGGTGCTTGGGGTACCGGGCAGACTGCACCCGGACGCCATGAACGATCTGCTGCTCTTCGGTGCGAGCCTGCCGCTCAATAGCTGGAACAGGGCCTGCGCTATCCCCACCGACATCGTGGATGAGCCCGTCTCTGTGAGTGCCGTGATCCAGGGACTGATGCAGACGACCCCCGCCGATCTGATCTTCAAGCGGGACGCCTCCGCGCTGGAGTTCGATCGCAAGTATTACGCCGTGCCGCGCCCGCGCCCTGGCGATCTGCCCATCGCTACATTCTCAGAGGCTGATCTGAGCGACACGGTGCCCGCGATCGGGGTCAAGCAACTGGCCGATCCCGACGGGGTCTACTCCAACGCCACCACCATCACGACTGCCAACTTCTACGCAGAGCCCGACACCTCAGCGGGCGTGATGGAGGTGACAGATCAGCGCATCCTTGAACTGTCCGACCTGAGCGAGCAGGACGATGAGCGGGTGGGGCAGGTCATCGAGGGCGAGATCAACTTTCGGCATTGGAACTGGGCAGCGGGTCAGGGCTTTGAGACAACTGCCGGGCTCTTGGAGACTGAGCGATCAAGACCTCAGCCGGTGCTTGAAGCGGTGCACGGATACCCGAGCTTCCGATATGAGCTAGGCGACCTGATCGCCTACGAGATCGCAGGGGTCTACCATGGGCCCGGCCAGATCCGAGGATTGCGGCTAGACCTAGACAAGCAGACGGTTACAATGCGAACCTATCATCAGCCCTCGCTGCCACGAGCAGTCAGCATAGAGGGCGACGTGTCGAGGAAGAGCAAGGGCGAGCAGGAAGCGAAGGGCGAGAAGCCCTCACATGATCGGATCCAGTTCGCGAGAGCGATCCCAGATTAGGAGACAGAGATGCCGGGCGGGATTAGTTACATAGGCGACCTGACCGTGGTCGAGAGTGGCGGGGAGATCACCAGCCAGAGCATTGGTGACAAAGCTCTGCTCACGACCGCAGCGGATGCCACGAGCATCGAGGTGAGCAGCAGCACCGGCAAGCTCGGGATCGTCTCGGCTGGATCGTCGCTCTCCAATGGAGTGCAGCGGGCGCAGATGAGCAAGTATGCAGGCTACTGGCTGCGGGACTCTATCGACACAGCGAGCGGCAACGCTGGGGCCTTCTCTCTGGAGAACACCTACGGCACCACCTTGTTCATCACCGACGTGCTGATCGAGATAGACACCGGCAGCAGCGAAGACACCATCACCATTGACGTGGGCTTTGGCTCGGCTGATGATGCCAGCTACGCCAACCTGATCGACGGGCTCAACCTCAAGGTCGCGGGCGCGTTCTCCAACATCACCGACCCGGGATCCACCGGAGGGATCGGCCTGTGGGCTAACGGTGAGTTTATCAACGGCACCAACTCGACCACAGCTAACAGCCTCGTTGGCTTCTACGCGATCCACGTGGTAGACATCACGGCTTGACCTAACAAACCTGCGCCGCCCTGCGAGCAGCGGCGCACTGCCTGGAGACTCGAATGGCACAGACGATCCCCATCTATATCAACGTAGACACGATCACCTCCGGCTCCCTCTCGGATGGGACCGAGACCGGAGAGGAGCCCATCGAGGTCAACGCGGGAGAGATCACCGCAGGCTTGCTGTGGGGAGTGCATGGCGAGTTGTCATCAACGGGCGGGCAGGCAATCGTCAGAGCCTGGAACGACGACAGCAGCAGCCGTGAACTGTACTCGGTGACGCTTGACTTCTCGGGCGGCGTCACCCAGGCCAGCGATCTGATGAGCGCAGCGGTGCCCTTTTTTGAGGCGGCATACTTCACCGCCGAGGGTGACTCGACCAGCGCAGGCAAGACCATCGATCTGACCTTCTACGTCCAAGCCCTGCGGTACTAGGTGCCCGCCTTTCGCAACAGCCCGCGCCGCTCGACGGCTCAGGGCACGCACTCGCTGCGCGATGCGCCGCGCCTGGGCTTCGATCCGCGCCACCTCAGTGCGATGCTGGTCGTCTGGGCACGCTCGGATCTCGCCACTGAGATGAACGGATCCACCGTGAGCGGCTGGGACGACATGAGCGGCAACGGAAACGACCTCGCTCAGGGTACCGCAGCAGACCAGCCCACGCTCGCGGGCGGCGGATTGGGCGGTCGTCCTGAGCTTACCTTTGACGGCTCGTCTGATGTGCTGACCGGGCCCAGCCTCTTCGGCATGCTGAGCGCAAATGACGAGTGGACGATCGCCCTGATCGTGCGTGACTGGACTTGGGGC